CTAGCCCAGCCAGGGCGTGACGAGTAACTCGCACAGGCCCTTGTTGGGGTTGTCACCGCCGTTGGCCAGACGGTCGGCCAGGACCACTTCATGCGCCTTGACCCGGAGCATGGGCGGAACCACCAGGAGCGTGGGGCGGATGCCGAGGGGGCGGCCGCCGTCCGCCTTGTAAGACGCCATGGCCGCGTAGGCCGCATTGAAGTTCTCGGAATTGAGCGGCAAGCGGGAGCAAAAGGCCATTTGCCAGAAGGCGAAGCCGGCGTTGCAGCGGTAGCGGATGCCGAAGCGGTATTCATCCTTCATGAAGACGGCTTCGTCGCGGGTATCAGTCAAGGACGTCAGCTCGGGCTTGGTCCTTTCCTGGAAGATCACGGGCTTGATCGTCCGCGAGTCGTCGAGGAGATACCACGCGGGATCGGTGCCGGAGGCGCAATTGGAGACCAAGGCCGGCGCGCCCGTGCCGTCCACGTTCGGGTAAACGGGGTGTTCCGTGTCGAAATAGTTCTGCCCATCGTAGCAGGAAATCGCGCCGCCCTTGGAGAGCAGGCCGAAAACCAGCTCGTCGGGGAAGACCTTGGCCGCACGGCCCATCTCCCCAAAAATGGGCTTGTAAACGCCGACCTGGTCGTCTTCGATGTCCACCCGACTCACGGAAACGGTGGACTCGTATTTCTTGTTGGTGATGCTGTAGGCGTGCGCCTTCATGTCCCGCAAGACACGTTCGCCCACCCACTCCCGGAACTGCGGAAACTGCCCGAGCCAGCCGTAAATATTGGCCCTGGAAGTTGAAGAAAGCCGCGTGGCCACCTTGTCCCATGCCGTGGGCGTCTTCTCGAACTCGCGGTTAAATTCGCCACGAAAGCCGACGGACAGCGCATCCAACAGGCCCGGGGTGACAAGAGCCATCTATAGCCCCTTCTTTCCGGCGAGATATTCCACTTCGCTCAGGCCCAAAAGTCTGGCCGCTTCCTTTTCCGCGTCCGACAGGGCGGCCACGCAAACGGGGTTTTCAGACAAGGCAACAAGGCGCTTGCCTTCCAGGAACTCCGCTTCCGTCCGGCCCAGGAGCCGCGCGGCCTCACGGTCCGCGACCGACAGGGCTACCCGGAAAGCTCCGTTGGGAGAATACGACGTACCGGGACGAAGTTTTCCCAGGAAGGCCCGCAACTCTTGGGGGTGTTGCGTGCCCAAATCCACGGCCCACCCTTCCAGGGCCTTGGGCAAAATACCCTCGGTGATGGCGGCTTTGACCAGCCTCGGGGCCGGGGTGTTCCCGTCCAGGTCCAGGGAAGCGTCCACGGCCATGAGTCCATCAAGGGCGGGGGTGTTGGTGAGCCCGGCATTGATGAAGCGCCGGACCGCTCCGGTTTTGTTGTCGAACTCGAAGAAGGGGCTGATGTAGCGGTATTCGCCCGAGGCGATACAGGCCCGAGCGCGGTCGGTCCAGGTGGCTTTGGCGAAAAGGCCCTTACCGGGAAAGTAGGCGAGAGCCTGAATCCAGCCCGCCGCCGGGGCGGGTTGGCCGTTTTCGCGTGCTCGGATGCTTTGGTGCTCGTAGTCCACCACGGGGCGGGCCTCGCGCGCGTCCACGTCCGCGATGATATCCGGGGCGATGGCGGCGTCCATGAGCCAGACTTTCGTCTCACAGCCCGGGATATTGCCGGGCCTGCCGTCGCTCGCCGCGAACTGGCCTTCTGGGAAAAGCTGGACGTTGTAGCCCGTGGGCATTTCCTTGGGGTCCTGAGGAAGCTGGATGGCCAGCGAGGCCGTAAAGTGGCCGGGGTGATGTTCCATTTTTGGCTCCTAGTTGGTTTTCAAGGGCACGGACCCGTCCGGCGCTCCGGAGGCGCTCTCTTTGTCTTGGCCAACAACCCGGCGTCTACGCCGCTCAACCGTGACGGCCTCCGGGTCCGTGCCCTTGAGAATCGACCAGATGTGGCGATCGGAGAAATTGTATCGTCTTGCGAGGATATTGACGGCTTCCTGTGCGCTCGCGCCTGTCCGAAGTGTCTCCTCATACTCAAGACAAATCGAAATATTGCGGTGCAACAGGATTTCTTTGTGGCGACGCGGAACATACAGCTCGCTACCGCAGAAGACCGCGAGAAGTTTCTTCGTACTCTCTCTTCCGAGAACAGCTTCAATGTCCCGAGGCCATGCACGCTTCCCCAGGGGGATGCGAATTGTCGTACCGCCAAAATGCTTTATGAGCTTTGTGGCCGCGTCATATCCGATGTGGTGCACCAATTCGGACAGAACATCGCAGAACTTGCCGGAAGGATGGTGAAGAGCTTCGCGTTGACACATGCGAAACAGATACATTCATCGCTCGCCTCGCGCGCGGTGAAGCTCTTCACTTAGTATGGAATGAGGAGAAAGGAAGGATTTATGCTATGTTAACGGCACCAGCTTCTTTGTCAATGCGGTCACGCGCTTGCCGAGCACGCCGATAACCGCCTGAAGCTGCTTGCACGTGGCGTATTCCAGCCGATCCAGGCCCGTCTGGCGGTTTAGAATGCCCGACGCATAGGCCCAGGGCATGAAGCGCCCCTCAAGGCGGCCAAGATCGGCAAGAAGCGCTTCGATCTTGACCATATAACGCTCCCGGCCCTGTCCCGTGTCGTCATGCTCGATCGTGTGGGGAGCCTTTTGCCGGGCGCGAGTGCCGGGGCCGCGACCGGGTTGCCAGCCGAGGGACTTGAAATAAGCCACCAGCTTGTGCAGGGCGGGAACGTCCAGCTCGGCAGACGAAGCCACGTTGAAACGGTACTCAAGGATGGCGTGATAGGCATCCGGGGCAAGCCCAAGCTGCTTGCGGGCTATATGGACCTTGGCCAGCAGCGCCCGCCGGGCCTCTTCCGCCTGTTTGGCCTTGTGCTCTTCGGGGGATTGATTGTTGCCGGCGTGCCGGCGCATGCGGCGTGCCTTCAGTTCACCCAACGCCGTGGGCATTTCCAGAATGGTCGCCATGGTGCACTCCCTTTGGTTGCTCGGCTGCTCATCAGGCTGGACGCGCCACCGTCCGACGACCGCCCACGCAGGGCGGTTTCGCATCGCTTTGAAAACAGGAGGTTAGCTCCTGAAGAAATATGCGTCCTCAATGGGAACGTCCTTCCAATCCATCCGAAGCATGGGGATTCTGGCCAGGGAGCCGTCCCCCCAATAGCCGCCGTGCGGCCTGGGGGAACCGTTGAAGGCGTAGCTGCCGTTTTTGAAGCAGACGCCGCGCAGTTCCTGCACGATGTCCGCCATATCCCGGGCGGCTTTGTTGTAAGCATTGGCCAGCACGCCGGATTTGATGCGCACGACCTCCGCTTCGTATTCTTCCAGGTCCGTGGCCAGGGCCGCCAGATGGGCTTCGCAACCCTGTATGGCGGTCAGGTAGGCCGCTTCTTGGTCTTCCAGAAGGCTGCTGCCCCTGGCCAAGTCCTGCAGCTCCTGTTCGCCCGCTTCGATCCTGGCCGTGATGTCCGCGTAACCCCGCCCCTTGGCGATGGCGTTTTGGCGTTCCAGGCGCAGGGCCTTCACAGCCTGTTCCTTGACGTCCAGGGCTGTGAGCTTTCCCCGCGCCTCCTCCAGGGAGTGCTGGAGCCCGGCTTTTTCCAGTTGCGCCGCCGCGATCTTCTTTTCGTGCTGCTCCTTTTCGAGCATGGCCTTCTGGAGCGCCTCCAGGGTGCAGGCTTCAAGCATCTTGTCAGACTTCATTATGCTCCTCCGTTCCGTTCGTTGTTTTGCCGCTGCCCGCCGTGCTGCCGCATAGCGTTAGAGGGCTGTTAGATTAGCGCAAATTCGACGGGAACCCGCCTTCTCGGGAGAGACATCGGAGAACTGTCTTTTGGCGCATATTTGTCCATTTTGAGCGTCCGACCGATTCGCTAGACTAACAGTCTGTCCCTGTCCGGCCTTCCAAGCAGGAAGTGAAGCCACTCACATTGTCATTGGAATGGGTCGACGCTTTTTCCTGCTGAGTGAAATAGTCCAGAAGATAATTCCTCGCGCGTTCCAGGCGTTGGTAGGACTCTCTGACGACTACACTCATTCCGATGTATCCAGTTCTTGAAAGAATGGATTCAGCATCAAGAACTTCTTCCAAAAATTGTAAGCCGAAAATGATGTCTGAAATAGCCACGACATGATCCAACGGCAGGGTGTTGTTTTGTTCCACTTCCATTGCCTCCCCCTGTTTCTCAAGTTGCAAGATGCTATCGCCTTGCTGCGAAATGCCTCCGTCCAATTGCGAACGTTCTCCCTGTATTCTGATCGATGACCACACCTCGCGCCTTGTTCCAGGCCGGGGCTTCCGGTCCGGTGTTGCCGGCCAGGGTCAACCGCCACCGTTCGCCGTGGCGCCCGACATGTTGCCGCCGCATGGGGGCGAAGTACCCGGCGGCGGCCAGGGCACGGATGTAGCCCCCCAGGTTCCCGGCCGCGTCCTTTTCTCCCCCGTCGCAAAGGAGCAACATCAAGTCATCGAGGCTGAACGCATCCCGTATGCGCATGGCCCGCCATGCCCTCGCCCGGAGCGTGCCCCGATGATGGGTGACGGCCTTGCCCATGCCTGGGCCTGAGGTCACTTCCCGGCCGGCGGCCAGGACTTCCAGCCCTTCCCTGGTGAGCTGGTGGCAGCCTTCCCGGGACCTCACGAGCCCCCGCGCCGCCAACGGGGCAAGATTGGCGCGAGTATTAGCACTGGACATTCCCAGGTCGGCCGCGATCTGCCGCGTGAGCTTCGGCCCGTCCCTGAGGGCGGCCAGCACGGAAAGGCCGCGCCAAGTCATCTCAGTGCGCCCTCGCCGTGCTTTTGGCCGAACGGCGCACCGTCCTGGGGGTGCAGGTCTCCCAGTTGTAGGAAAGGACCGTCCCTTCAAGCTGCCCCACATCCACCTGTTTGAGGCCGTTGGTTTCCGCGATGCGTTCGATGTTGGCGATGATGTTGAGCACCTCCCGCATGCGCCCGCTGGAAAGCCGGTGCACTTCGAGCTTGAGGGCTTGCGTCATCTCGATTTCAGCCAGTTCGTCGCAGACGTGCCCCACATCAACCGGCGAAGCGGGCTTGAACTCCACCACCTGGGCGATCCGGCTGAAAATCTGCTGGTATCGAGCCACCTTGCTCCTGATTCGCTCCATGCCGACAAGCACAACAGTCATTTCGGATCGGTCGGAGAAATCGCGGATTTTCTCCAGCACGGCGGCATTGTTGGGCAAGGTGAACTCGGCTTCGTCGATGACCAGGGGCGTGAGGCTTCCCGCCAAGCGGTCACGCAGCACCGAGAAGAGTTGGCTTGAAGGTCCGTAAGGATCAATGCCCGCAACCTTGGCCAGCTCGACGAGAAAATAGCGTGGTGTCCAATCCACATTGGCCCGGAGGTAGAGCGCGCCCACCTTCGTGGCCCAATTGCTCACCACGTGGCTTTTGCCGCTCCCGGGCAGGCCATACACCAGCATCATGCCGGCTTCGGCCGCGCCACGCTGCTCAACAGCATGAGCAGCCTGAGAGAAGCGGACGTAATTTTCCGTCTTGACAAACCTCATGCGCATACGTCTCCCCCCGTTGTTGTTACTTTCCAACAGCCTGGACGACTGATTCTTCCCAGGCGAGGCCTTCGTACAGATAATAATCGTACAGGTCCGCGTAGCATTCGGACTGAACGTATTCCTCCACCCATGAATAATCTGCCGAGGTCCAGCGGTCCCGGTTGCGCATCAGCCACATATAACGTTCGTTGGGGCTACCGAAGACCGGACGCCGGGTTGGGACCTGCGGCGTAGCTTCGGCGGGCTGTTCCAGGGACATGTTCAGGACCGATGGTTCGGATTGAGGCCGGGTGATGGAGTCGGCCATCATGACGTATGTCGAAGGAGTTTCAGGAAACTGGATCGTGGCCCCGGGAGCGATGGACTGGACTTTGTTTCCAAGGCGAGCGAGTTGAGCTTTCTCCCGTTTAGCACGGGCAACTTCAACGCGGCTGGGGGGGAAGTAGGGAATGACATTCCCGTCAAGAGTGGCATTGCATATACGCTGTCCGGTCGTTGTCCAAATATAGACTTTTGACGAATCCCATACGTCATATCGCACCTCTACGATATCGCCATGGAAGTCTGCCAATGCATTAGAGAAATATCTCCCACCAAGTGCTTGCACCTCTCCATTGCGAACTTTTCTATGCTCGGCGGGCATAAAGAGTTCGTCTCGAAGTGCTTCAGGCACATTGAAAGGCTCCCAGCCACTATTGCGAAATGATTCCCAGGCTTCATTGGGCGAGGGGTGACGTAACCTTCCTGTTGTTAGGTCCACGATCTTCTTCAAGCCCCTGTGGAGGGTATTGTTGTATTCTTCGACTCTGGCCAGAATGAGGGGCTTAAACTGCTGCCATGTCGGCATCAAAGGCGATGCGCCATGCTCCTTGATATGTTTCCTTGTCAGCTTGAAAACCATCTTGCCCGCGTCAGGGTCCATATCCGCGTGCGTACAGGTCGGCGGCATTTTGGATAACGGGCCACAAAGCGTCTGAACGCCCCTCTCCATCAAACCCTTGCCCTGCGGACGGCCGGGTATCGAATGCGTCAGCTCGATGCCCAGGCGATCCATCATGCCGGCTCCCCTGGTGGTCATCAGCTGATTCGCATACCCCGACCCATTGTCCGTGTAGAACATGGCGGGAATGCCGGCGAACTGACAGGCCATACGCAAGGCATCCAAAACGACAAGCGCGCTTTCGCTCAACCCCACGGACAGCCCCACGCAACGGCGTGTGACCACATCCAGGACGAACGTTATTTCGGGTTTGAAGGGCTTGCCGGTTAAGGGGTTCAGGACCTCGGCGTCAAACGTCGTCCCGTCGGCTGTGTAAATGTCACCGGGCAAGTATATGGAGGCATCGCGGCGCTTGTGGGGCCGGAGCTTGAGGTGGGCGTTGCCGGTTTTGCGACCCCACTCCCGATCCGGCACAGGCATCTTTTCCAACATGCGCCGGACCTGTGATTCCGAGGGCATCACCCCGGACCAACCCTTCTTGAATTCTCTGTATGCCTCAGAAATTTTCGGGTTTTGCGGCTTCTGGTAGAAGGGCAGGAAGGCGGGAAACCATTCTGGCACGCGCATATCCGGGCCGGGATGCTTGGGAGCGAGCGCGAGTTCCCCTCCTTTTTCAAACGCCTTTAACCACCTGTAGATCGTGGGGTAGGACAACCCACGATCCGCCGTGCCACCTACTTTATCGTTGGCTGCAATGGCCTTTTGCCGGATGCCTTCATCAAGAGTGCCCTCGCGCCAGCCCTTTTCAAGAGCCAGGATGGCGTTTCGCTTGCTCATCACCGTGGCCAGCCGGCAGACTTCGTTTAAAATACCCTTGCGGGCGGCCATGATGGCACGTTGCTTCTCTGTGAGGTGGCCGGTATCCGCGAGGGCTTGCGTTATGGAATCGGCACGAAGGGAGGCGGGGCAAGCAGGAGAAGGAAGAGACGGGGCATCACTGGTGACAGCTGGGGCGGATGCGGCTCCCTGCGGGAAGGGCTTGCTTATGAGCGCCTCCCCGATCGCATGCCGTGTAGTCTTGGGCATGGATACAATGATCCAGGCCTTCCCTCCGCCTTGGCCGGCGCGAGGGCGATATTGCCAGCTCTCACTTTCCGCACGGCGGAGAATTGAGGACCTGACGGCCTCCAGAAGATACATTAGGTCTGTTGTTGAGAGCGTCTCAAGCATAGGGGTTGCTCGATTGATTAGGCTGCTGCTTGTTTTTCAAGATCAATTGGAAGGCTCAGATATTCTTGCGGGCAACCCAAATCGACAAGCTTCTTCAGTACACGTCTATTGTTCTTTCTGCCACGAATTGTATGTGAAACCATCGATGGAGTAATAGCCAAGGACTTTGCAATGGAAGTAACGCTAATTTTATTACTATCAAGCCATTCATAAATACGAAATGACTGCCTAAATTTACCTGACGCCATGCGAAGTCCCATATTCTATCTCCTCTTCAAGTCTTCTAAGGACTTTCCTTTTTTGCTTCGACTCAATACAGGCAAGCCCATAATTACGTAAACGCTTGTCCTCTGGCGTCATCAACTCACAACCATGCAAGCCAAGAATTAGGCAAAATGGAGCCAGATTCCCTATGGCCAAGCAAAAGATGTGAAGGGCCAGGATAGACGGCAAATGCTCGCGATCCGCAGGATTCAACCACTTGTCCAGCGTCGGCAGGGAGAGACTCCGGGAGTTGCCCATGGTAAGCTTGACCCCAGCCGAAGCGGCGATCCCATTCATGCGATCAAGAATCTGCTCACGCGAAAGGACGGGCCGGGCTTCCGATAGGGCGCGCTGCATGGCGACCTTGATGGCGGCGTTGAACCCTGCCAGCTTGGCCTGGGTATCGCCATGGGCGAGAAGGGAAAGCTGAATTTCTCTGCTCATCATTCGCCGTCCATCGAAAATTCCGTTTGCCGTCCAATTCTTGCCGCGATGAGTACGTTGACCCGATCTCAGGAGGCAGATATGGTCAATTTATGCCGGGTCACAAAATGTCTGGGCATAAATTTGCCTAATATTGAGCAGATGTCAACGCCAAATTAGGCGCAACACTTCTATTTTTAGCAACAATCGCTTTGCCAAGGAATGCCGGAATGTTAACGGGCATGGCAACGCGCAACACTTCTTGTACGGCAGGATCGCATGAGTATCGCCAAGAAAATCACCGCGCTTCGCGGAAAAGAATCGCGGACGGCGTTTGCTTCCAAGCTTGGGATTAGCCCCAATACTCTTCGAAACTACGAAACAGGGCTCTCGCTGCCTAATTCTGACATGCTTGCCAAGATATGCTCAACGCTCCATGTCGACCCAGGCTGGTTGTTGCTTGAGGGCGAAGACATTACGAGGTTGGCAAGCGTGACTGACTATCCGGCGCACAGGACGGCCGACTCAAGCGATGAGGGGGGACACACGATAGACCAGGAAGATGATGAGGACGTTATGGAACTCCCACCGACGTCCACCATTGAAGACAATAGGGAGTTGTCGACAGAAATTGACAACCTCCTAAATGAAATAAGAAATAAGTACAGAGCTGACTTCATGAAATACAAGTCTGGATTCGATTATATTCGAATAACCGAGGCTTTTTCGATACCATCTGATGCGAAATACACTATATTCCCATTGTGGCCTGAAGCAATGGGGAAGGTTGTATTAGAATACTTGAGGCTTAGAATAAAACTGCTAGAAACTGACGGACTAGAATCTTGGCGTAAATCTATAATCATGATCCCGCCAGATGAAGAATTGAATAGGCGAGAGCTAGAAGTATTTAGAAGGTTTAAGCTGCAGCCAACGAGCAAGGATATTGTCGCATGGTTTTCTAATTTTTTCGGGAAAGATACAAAATTAAAGAGGAGTAGGTTTTGCCGATTTGCTTTTGTTGTGTATGCCGAAGACTATTTGAGTCAACTGCACAGGAAATTTACCGACAATACTGGGCAGTAGTGGCAAGGGATGTCGTGGGACCGCTCTCCAGGGAAGAGAGGAGTGTTCAACTTTTTTGTGCGCATTTTCGTGTCAAAAACCGCGCAAAATCCTGCCATTTTCGGATCATTCCGTATCAAAATCTTTCGTTTTGATTTTCAGTCTCCAAAACCCTGCGACCCAGTCGTGGTGCGGCTTCCCGGCCTTTGTTTAGCTTCTGTTGCGTGTATCGAAATGATCGTCACCCCGGTGAATCCCACCTCGGGGAAGTTTGATTTGACCGGGTGCGTTGGCAAGTCGGGACGCGTAATTGCTTTTTGAGCTTGACCGGAACCACCGTTGCTCCGGCGGCCGATCAGGCCAGGGCCAGGGGCAGGGCCTCCAGCACCGTGCGCACAAAGACCGTTTCCAGGTCCGGGCAGTCCCCGCCATCCAGGCCCAGGACATCCGGGCGGTTGCCCTCGGGCAGGATGACCCGTTTGGCCCCGGCCCGGGCAGCGGCCAGCAGCTTTTCCCGGATGCCGCCCACGGGCAGCACATTGCCGGTCAGGGTGATCTCCCCGGTCATGGCCACATCCGGGCGAAGGGCGCGGCCCATATAGAGCGAGGCCAGGGCCAGGGCCACGGTCAGCCCGGCGGAACTGCCTTCCTTGGGGATGGAGCCGGCCGGGATGTGCAGGTGCAGATCGTCGGTGAGAAAGGCTTGCGGGTCGATGCCGAGCGTCCCGGCCTTGGAGCGCACGAAACTGAGCGCCGTCTTGGCCGACTCGCACAAAACCTCGCCCAATGACCCGGTCATGGTCAACGCGCCGGCCCCCTTCATGCGGATGGCTTCCACGAAAATGATCTCCCCGCCGTAGCCGGCATAGACCAGCCCGGTGGCCACGCCCACGCGCGCCGTGGAGCCGGCCGCCTCCCGGACAAAGCGGGCCGGACCGAGCAGGGCCGGCACCAGGGCGGCATCGACCGTGACCGGGCCGGCCGGGGCGGCGGTTCCGCCCTCCAGGCGCAGCTTGGCCAGCTTGCGGCAGATGCGGCCGAGTTCGCGGTCGAGATTGCGCACTCCGGCCTCGCGGGTATAGCCGTCCACCATCAGGCGCACCGCCTCGGGGGTGACCACTGGATAGGGATGGGTCAGGCCGTGCTCGCGCAACTGGCGCGGCAGCAGATGGTCCTCGGCGATGCGCACCTTTTCCCCGGCGCTGTAGCCCTGAAACGGCACCACCTCCAGCCGGTCGAGCAGCGGGCCGGACAGTTCCCCGACGTCGTTGGCCGTGGCAATAAAAAGCACCTGGGACAGGTCAAAGGGCACTTCCAGGTAGTTGTCCACGAACTGCCCGTTTTGCTCCGGATCGAGCATCTCCAGAAAGACCGCCGCCGGATCGCCCCGGAAATCCTTCCCGATCTTGTCGATCTCATCGAGCATGAAGACCGGATTGCGAACGCCAAGCCGGCTTAAGGACTGCAGCACCCGGCCGGGCAGCGCCCCGACATAGGTGCGGCGGTGGCCGCGCAGCTCGGCCTCGTCACGAAGCCCGGCCAGGGAAATGCGGTGGAACTTGCGGCCCAGGGCCTCGGCAATGGCCTGCCCGACCGAGGTCTTGCCCGTGCCCGGAGGCCCGGAAAAGCAGAGCACCGGGCTGCGAAAGGCCGTGGGAGCCGTCTTTTCCCGGACAAGCCCGGCCACCGTGGCCCGCAATTCATCGAGATTGACCGGCTTGGCCAGATAATAGACCGCGCCCTGGCGCATGGCCGCCACCGCCGTGTCCACCGTGGCAAAACCCGTCACCAGCATCACCCGGGTGGCCGGAGACAGCACGCGGGCCTCGGCCAACAGCTCCAGCCCGTCCATCTTGTCCATTTTCAGATCGGTGATGATGAGATCGAACTCCCAGCGCCGCACTTCCTCCAGGGCTTCCAGACCGTTGGACGCCCCGCGCACCTGATAGCCTTCCTTGCGCAGCACATGCTCGAGATTGGCCCGGGCAATCTCCTCGTCATCCACCACCAGCACATGAAAGCCGGTGGCGTTTCGAAGCGACCGGGAGGCCAGATACTCAAGCACCCGGTCCTTGACCTGCCCCAGGCCATGATGCCGGGCGTCAAGCACGGCCTCAGCTCCGGGCAGGTCGAGCCTGTCCGGCGTGGCTACGTTCCAGGGCAGTCCCAGCAGAAAATCCAGATACGCCAGGCCGACGCCGTATTCCGCCACCGAGGGGTCGGTTTTGGTCAACCGTTCAAGCTCCCGCCTGGCTGCCTCCCGGGCGTGAAACGGCAGGGCCTCGGCCTCGATGCGGGCGGCCAACTGGTCCAGGTCGCTTATGGGCGACGGCGGCAGGGCTCCCTCGGTGCGTTTTTGGAAAAAGAGCAT